TTAATGATGTAGCGTTAATGCTTTGAATATATGAATAACCACCAATAGGTATTACACCAGAACCATCTGAAGTACCTAAGAAAAGTGTATTAGCAGCATAAGAATATGCAGGTTCAGCAGCAGAAAGAGAAGGAGGTAATGCTGTAGTGGTTGATCTTTTAATCTGAATTAGTGTATTTGCCATTTTAGAAAGATCCTCCGTTTAGAACTGGCAATTCTTTGACAACAAACTTATCACTTGCCGAATCATAAACGACGGTATTGTTATTTGCTAAATCTGTAGCATTTACATCACTAAGACCTCTTAACGAATTAACAAGTGTTGTTGATGGTGTAATACCTACTGTTCTAATCTCTGCTCTTTGCGGATTATTGATTGAAACTCTATTTTTTGAAGTTGATATTACAGTGGCTTTTACTGCCATTTTATTCCTTTATTTTGTAATTTGTGGTGTAACTGTTATGATGCCTTCAAGAACTCTTGATGTATTATTGTATGGATCGGTTGTTTTAACATCAAACAAATATCTTCCTGGTTTGATGTTTGATGTATTTGCTGCTGTCATTGACATAGTAATTTCACCGTTTGCAACATTAGAAAGAGCACATGTTATGTTTGCAGAAATATTAGCAGAATAGTATGATCTTCTCATCTGTGAAGTGACAACATAACCAGACACATTTATAGGAGTATTGGTCACATCATCAGTTAGATTGATGATGTTATTAAATGTTGTTCCTTGATCTAAGTATAGTTCTACATATGCTGCCATTTTCTTTTTACCGATTGAATTTATTCTTATTTATATTTATGTTATGAAATATTTCTTAGAAATATGCGACATGTAATGTAGACCAACATCAGATGATAATTTTTGTAATCCTGCATACCATATTTGATATATTTCACTGTTTGTGTGATTTTGCATATATGTATCTCTATGACTGAAAAATGCGCAACCAGTTTTTCTTGTTTCTTTTACTAAAGGATATTTTAAATTATAAACATGTTTGTTATAGATATTAACATAGTTATTTAAAAAGTATTTCTTATCTGAACTAATGTTACATAAATTGGCCATCAAATATGCTTGTTTTTTGACAATATCTGCTCCAATTTCTGTTGGTGCAAAATAAAAATTTTCTCTAGTCAAATTGTTCATTTTATAACATGATGCAAAATCTGTAACATCAGTTTCAGAAAAATATGTAAAAAATCTTTCATTCATAATTCCTAACAAAGTTTTAGCAACACCCAATACATAACATGTTTTTTTACTATTATCAATATTCAAATGTTTTTGTAATTCATACCAAAAAAACAAATGAAAACTTTTGAAGTACGACAAATGATATGCCCAACTGTCACCAAATTTTTTAATAATTTCAAATTCGTATGGTTGTGTAAATAATTTTGTATAATCAATATATGTTATCTTAGTGTTTGGAAGAAATACACTATCTAGTAATGTATTTGTATTTTCAAAAATTTCATCATTATTATTTTTAGTGGAACCTCTAAAAACATCTTGTGAAAACGCACCAACACAAACTATTTCATCAATATGAATATCATTATTATAAAATGATTCAAAAACATTTCTAGAATCAATACCACCAGATAAAAATAGTATTACATATTCATATTTGTCTCTTATTTCTTGTGCACGTAATTTATAAAGATGATTTAAAGATAGAACAGGTTCAACTTTCCAGTTTACTTTATCATAAAAATAATCATGATAATATAAACTGCATTTTTTATCACTTTTGATTGCATCTATATGATTAAGATAGATACCACCGTTTTCATCATAAAAATGTATATTCATTTTTTTCTCAATAGTTCAAGCATTAAGTTTTTAATGTCATTAATATCTTTTTTGACTTCATAAATTTCTACTTGTATCTTTTCTATTTGTCTATCTTTATTTTTACGGGCTTTGTATGCTTTGAGAGCATCATTATCTTTATTAATAAGAATGCCCTCAGTAACTTTATATATTCCTGGTATTGCTGTTTTTTGTGTCATATTACATCTGCAATGCTATTACTCTTAGGTCTGCAACTCTTGGAATAATAGCAGAATCGTCTGATGATAGTCCTATCTTAACAGCAAAATATTTATATCCAGTGTACTTGGTTACACCATCATTCCCTATATATTGTACTTCACCGTTTGGTCCTGATAAATTCGCTGTTGGAAATTTATATGTATATTCAATAAAATCATTTTTATTTGATTGTGATGAATATGCAATATCACCATCATTTGCTTTTTCCATTTCAGTCCATGTTCTCTGTGCAAATGCTGTACCAGTATCTTCGGCATTAAGTAGACGAATCCACACTTTTACATCAGTATTTGGTGGACGATATGTTGTTAGAATAACTTGCATATCTTCAGCATCTTGTCCTTCAGCAAGAGTAATTGTTTTAGAAATATACTTGTTATATAAATTACCACCAGATGCTTTTGTTTCATTGTATGTATTTGAATTAACAATATTATCAATCAATAATGTTTGTGTCTTAGCTAAATCAAATACAGGAGAAACATAATCGGATGTAGAACTTAGAGTTACTTGAACTTGGTTTGTTCTGTTATTTGAATATGTTGATCTTTCTGTTGATCTTGAAAATACTGCTCTTTCATCAGAAAAATAATAATTATCATTAGGATTTATATCAACAAAAGAACCTTCTGTGCCTGTATTTGAATATGTCTTCATTTTGAAGTTAACGGAAGTATTTCTAAAATCCAAAAACGTTGGTTCAAAATCAACAACAGAATAACGAAATTTTTCTATACGTTCAATATTAGCTTTTATTCCTGTTTCTGATATGATTTTAGCATTAGCAGAAAATAATCCTGTTGAATTTGTAAAAATAGTTCTTGTTTCTGTTGCATTTGATGTTGCTTTTTGTAACTTAGCAGATGATCTTGTCGAAAAAGAAACAACATTAGCATTTGTTGATTGTAGAATACCAGTAGAATTTAGAACATTTATATATTCTCCTACTCTAAATCCAACATTATTAACATTACAGTATGTTCCGCTAGAACCAATACTAATAACAGAAGCATTCACTCCAGAAGTTAAACCAACAATATAATCACCAACATTTACTACACCTGTGTTTCTTTGCAATGTAATCTTATCGGATGTAACAAAATTTTGTCCGTAGTTTGTATTTGCAAGAATAAACTTTTCTTTTGCTTCGTTGCCAATTGTAAATATACCATCAGTGGAAGCATCAAAAGATGCTCTATAAACTTTCATTGTTAAATCAATATCTGGTACAACGTCCCATATAAGGCCATTGTTTGTTGTAAACATACGACCAGTATAAGAACGAGATGTAACTTGTTTACCTGTATTGATATCAGTTTCACCTATTCTTCCTGACCAGAAATAATAGTTTGCATTTCCACCAGTAGGATGTATTACAAATGCATAATATTTGTCTTTTTGTAAAAATACCGGCGATCTAAATTTAACATTAAGTGGATTATTAACACCATTAGTTGAAATTGGTACATCAGAATTATTCAAATATACATCACTGAATGGTACTCTATTATTAATAACTTGACCTGCTGAATTTGTTTCAAGAATTTCAAACCAAACACCTAAAGTAGGATGTTTTGCTTGACAGAAAATATCAACAGAAGTAACAAAAAGTCCTTCGTCTGATCCTGGTGCATCAATCTTAAATGCATATGCTAAACATTGTAAAACTTGCACACAACCTAGTTTATAACTGTCAACAGACCACGCTACGCCCGCCGCAAAGCCGGGCTCACATCGGAGTGTTTCTGGTGTAAGAGGTGGTGGTATTGGTATAGTTGTTGTCTGTGTTGAACTGCCAGGAATTGTTTGTGATATTCTTCTAGAATTACTTATTTGTGTTCTAGTGGACAACGTTGTTTCTTGTTTTATTTGTGTAATACCTTCAGCAAAAAAGTATCCAGTAGAAAAAGATGTATTGTCAGCATCATTATCACCTGTTAATGTGTCAGTAATAAATATTCTCTTATTACCGGCCGTAAATCTTCTTTCTGTTCCTTCTGGTAATCTTAGTTTAAGATATATGTTACCGTCAGCATTTGCATAAATTGGATCTCCCTCTTTAGCTGCTGTTAATATAAAAAATGTTCCTGTTGCAACTGCACCAGAATCTAAAATTGTATCTGGAGCAAATGTTACCTTACTTGTCAATAATTCATATTCATTTTTTGAAAGAGGTGTTGTCCATTTCGACATACCTTTATCATCAAAAAATATCCAATGTTGAGCAAATGGTTTTAGACCCTCAACTTTAATATGTAAATCTTGTGGACGAATGTAAGGAATTAAACTAACGTCAATTACAGATTCACCAAAAGAAACAGTATCTGTATCCGTAGCATTATAATTCTGTACACCGGTTCTTACATCATTAAACAGTGTTTCTATCGTTACTGCACTTCCTGGCGTTTGTGACTGTGCTATTGCATTTGCTGCATCTAATGTAGCATATGTGCCAACCAATTCACTTTGATTTGTTCCTGTACCACGATAAACTTTATATCCAGTGACATGTCTTTGCCAAGCATTCCATGTTGTTGTTATACCAGCAGCATTTTCATCAAAAGGAACACTGTTAGGAACACCAGTAAAATCAACAGGAAAAGTTACAGCATTATCAGGAGTTGTTTGTGTGTCAACCCAAACATCTGTTTCTGGAAATACTGTCATTTGCCCAGCAAATCTAAATGTTGTTCTTTCAGTATTTCTGTTTGTAGTTACAGAAGAAAGATTCATATATTGAACTTCTGTATAATTTAGTGTAATCAAGTCTCCGGTTTTAATAACATTTGAACCTGAAATATAATCATAATTTATAGACTCAATTGTATAGATTGGACGAATACTTTTTTCATCAGGATCAATAACAATACGATAATCTGTATTATATGTTGCACCTAAAAGATGATTAGTAAAGGTATCAACAAAAATACCATTTTTAAATCTGTCAAGTCCAGCATCATCAGTTATTTTAAGATCAACTGCTGCTTTTTCTAATAATGTTAGAGATGCATAATATTCTAAGTTTGTTACTCTTTGTTTAATTGCTGCTATATCTTTCATTGTTGATCTTACTACAGCAGTTTTCTTTATATTGCTTGATAAATCTTTTCTTCCTATAACATTTGCATAAAATGGTGAAATTGAAGGATAAGGTGAAATATACATTGAACCTAAAGTCATTGCTTTGATGTCTTTAGATAATGATGGTGTTATAGGATTTTCATCAGGTATGCCTTCTATTGTTCCAAACAAACCATTTACATACACAATAATGAGATCACGTCTTGCCAAGTAATATTCATAATCAAAAGATATTTGTGAGTATGCAGCCGGAATTCTCATACCATTTGAATCATAATTATATGTGTTTGTTGTTGTTGGATTAACAGTGGCACCTGCAACTGTTATTGAATCTGTAGATGTTCTTGTCTTTATTGAACGAAAATCAATATAATTTCTTAGATCATATTGATTTCCGGTTACAGGTGATTTATAAATTGGAAGTTCTGCTGTTTTGATTGTTGTAGTTGATGTATTGCCATCATCAATAGGATAAGAATCAATAGAGAAGAATCCTTGACCAACAGTAAAATCTGGTTCAAAATAATCAAGCCTTACTAAAAGATGCCCGCTTGTTGTTCCTGTTCTAGGCGAAATTGTTGAATGATCATATAATAAGTCTCTTTGACCATTATCAAAGATAAATGAACTTGTTACGTTTGTTCCTTGTGTATTTGATGTTAATTCAACAGTGTCTTGTCTAATTTCTTTAATACGATAAACATCAGGTATACCAAGACTAAATGGACCGTTTGTTGTGTTTGCTATATTAGCAGCAACATTAATTTTTATAAATCTATCTGATCTAAGTGTTTTATTTACTTGGCCAGAACTTGTTGAAGAAACACGATACGTTACTGTTGCTGGCACTAAACCCCATAATGTTTCTTTAATATCAAATGATAGTTGTGTCGCTGCTGTTGAAGTAATAGTTCTTGTTGCACCTGCGGATGCACCTTTTACTGTCATATCAAGAATATCGCCTGTTTTATATACTTTTGTATATCCATTACCAGAAATTGTTTGTCCTGATGTTATGTTTGCTGTTACTGTTAAAGATGTTGCAGAACTAATAGAATCAATATAATATGTGCCTGTAATACCATTAATGGTAATTTTATCACCAACATTTAATAAATTAAAGTTTGTGCCAGAACCTGTTAATTGCTTACCAGTATTAGATGTGATTGTTCCTGTCATTGTAACATTTGAATCAGCACCGATTGAAATTGTTATTTCTCTTTTTTGTGCAGCAGAAAGTGTAGATGTTCCGTAAGGAAAATCATCTGCTCCTGCTGGTAGAGTAACGTTAAATGTGCCTGAAGAAATATTTGCAACTGATGATGTTTTCTTATATATGAATGTTGTATCTGAAGACCCTGCTGGTTTGAGTGTTTTTACATAATTAGAACCTACTGCATAAAGAAGAGGCAAGTCAGCTGCTTCATTCAATGTTGCAACATTTGAAGAATTTAGAACAATATCAGCCCCCATATCTGCTGTTGTTGCATTATTATAATAAATGCTCTTTACATTTGAAAATGTATTAGAACCTAGCATTTTTATATCTGATAGATACACGTCAAATGTGGCTGAAGGTGTTGCCATTGTACCACTATTATGATCAAGAGTAACAAGAGTCGCTTCACCTATTTTATTTCCGGATTGCGCACCTGAAGACCATGTTTCATTTGTTAATCTCGCTTGAGCAGTATCATATAAATCTAGTCTAACACCAACATCATGTGTCCATGATCCTGTAAATTCTTTAACTGTTACATATGAACCTATTGATGCTGATGTTAGTTGTGAGTTTATTGTTTCATAATTTGTTGATTTTCTTATATTTAATCTATTAGGTATTAAGTATTCTCTTTCATATCCTTGAACATATAATAGACCAGGAGAAATTTCAGCAGATAATAGTTGTGAATTGCCACCGTTTGCTGATGTAAGAATACCACCATTTATGGTATCTCTCAAATGTTCATGTACAGATAATTTAAGACCGTTTACAAAATAATCTCCAGATTCATCGTATGTTCTTTTAGCGAGTTCATCTTGTAAAATATTGTATTCGGATCTTTCATTGTTTGTTACAATGATACCATCATTTATTGTGAATAATGAAACAAAATTTGGAGAACCAACAGGATCATTAAAATCAATAACTATTAATTCAGGATCAAGATTTAATCTATCTGCACCTGGAGAAGAAAAATTTGATGATTCTAATGCAGGATCAAGAAGACTTGCATCTGATGTTGCTTTAATAATATTTTCATTAACATTAAATCCTACTTTACATGTTGGATTTGAATTATATCTATCAAGAATTACAGTTTGTGCAGGAAAATAAATGAAATGTTGTTTGGCAAATATTACGCCTTCTCTAATTCTAAAAGCCGAACCGGTTCCTGTAGCATTACTTGAAGCAACAATTAATGTTCCTGCATTACAAGTAAGAGTTTCTCCAGGTTGAAATGTCTTTATTGATGTATTTGAATTTGAAACATTTAGATAATCAACATATATTGTTTTCGTATTACTTGTTGTTTCTGAACCGTCAGCGACAATACTAATTTCTGCTTTAATATTTGATGTAAGACCTGTAATTGTTTGATTAATAAAGTTATTAATATCCACCGTATTATTAGAAGTGTCAATATCACGAATCTTAACATATAAGACAGGACCACTATCTGAAGAATCAGTAAATAAATTAAAAGTTCCTGGTATAACTATCGAGCCCTCTTTAAAGATATGTTTACCGAAACGATCTACTTGTTTTTGTAGTATTGTTTGTGATTGTGTTAGCTCTCTTGCTTGAACAGCATATCCTGGTTTATAAAGAATACGATAAAAGTTTTTTTCATCATTATAATCATCATAATATGGGGCAACACTCAAGTCTGTGGTAAGCTTAGAGTTCGCAAGTAAACTACTGTAAACAGTATTTGCCATTTTTTATCTTATCCTTTGTTTATTTTAAAAACTTAGCAATAGTTGAAAATCTTCAATTTGATCGTTTGATCTTGTAACTGGCTTAATATTATCAACATACAACAATCTGCCAGAATATTTCTCTAACAAACCTTCTGTCTTACTATTAACAACTCTTGCTGTAAATGATGTTGCGCCAATAAGTGTTTGTGAAAGAGATGGTGTTCCTATCGTATTTATAACAATAATCTTACTAGTGTTTGCTGTCCAAGATATAACACGGCCCTTAAATGTTGCTGATGATAGACTAGCACCCTGATATACAACCTCATCTTCCAAATAATTACCTACACCATCACATATCATTGTTAGTCCTTGAACAAATGCTACATTGGAAGCAACATTTGATGTTAATCTGACATACGGATCTTTCAGTAATGCTATTTGACGATAATCGTTTGTTGCTGGTAAAATGCCCTCTTCATCATATCTTATTTTTGTGTCAATTAGAATATTCTTACCACCCAGTTCGTACAGTGGATCTGAACCATGTCCTCCTGGTGGTGATATAATAGCCCTTGCTGCAGCATTTGTACCAATACCAATATCGTTGATTGACACTGTAGCATAGCTATATCCTGTACCTCTGTCGGTAATTAAAATGCTTGATACTGTATTTGTTGTAGTGTTTAATGTAGGAATAGCAGTAGCAGATGAACCATCACCTGCAATTGTTATTGTGATATTAGATATGTTTGTATAATTATTACCTGAATTTGTTACAATAATACTATCAATTGATCCTGAAATAGCGGTATTTTGCACTTGCCATTGTAATGATCCATCATCAACAGTTAGTGTTTTAACAGGTATATATGCTGTTGTTGTAAATCTGAGTTTTTCTGCATCATTAATAGTATACAAATATTTCCACACATAGCCATCAGCAGTTGTTGTAATAATACCAGGATTTACAGATGTAGGTTGTGATGTTGATGCTTTACCATTATTGTTTGCAATACACTTGTAAACAGAATAATCAGAATTCATAGCATAAAATTTAGTGTTTGCATCATACATATCTGCTCTTTTATCATCATATGCATCATAAATTGTATTTGATGCCCAATCTATTCTTGGTATGACATGTGCAATATCACCACCAAGTATTCTCTTGCCACCAATCATATTGTCCCATATTTCATATACTGTAGACATTGATGAATTAGATACATTAGGAGAAGCATCATTAGCCCAAGCATCAGTCTTACCAAACACTAAAAACAGTTTGGTATTAGGAGAAGGTTCTGATACTGATTCTTTAAATTGTTCTGCATTGTTGATACGAAGATCAATGAATGTAGATGAAGACATCTTTATTCCTTTATAATACAATTACTATATTTATCATCTATAAATGCCAACTATGACATTTCCTGTTGTGTTATTTGCATATGAAATTGCCACATTGAATGTTGCAGCAACGGAATTAGAACCATTTGCTGTTACTGTAGGTACTCGTGTATATGATATACCCGGTTCATTTATAGTGACAGTAATAATAGAACCATTAGCATTTTTCGTAAATGAAGCATTTGCTCCTTGGCCGTCACCTGTAATTACAAGATAACTATTGGTATTATACAATAAACCAGCATTGTTGATTGTTATACTGAGAACATTAGATTTTTGTGTTACAGTAAAGAAGTTTGTTTGCGCATCAGTAATCATATAAATGCCATTTCTGACATTGCTATAACCACCAGATGTAAATTCTAGAGTCACATTACTATTAGTAGTAAGACCGTGTGATGCATATGAAATGTTAATTGTATTGCCCGTCTTAACATATGTTTTTGATATGGATGTACGAACAAGCGCATTACTAGCATTACATGGACAAGTAGTATTTGTTGCTTCATTCAAGTATCTATATTCACCCCATAATTTTAGACCAGCAGGATGTATAATGTTTTTAATAGTATCTCTATATGATGATATTGATTTTGTACTTCTAATAACATATGAGAAATTTTGATAGTAATCACGGTCTTCTAAGAAATTGTATGAACTAATATGTCCATCATCATTTAAGTATCTACCAGGATAAGAATATGTTCCTTCAATAACAGAGACTGTTGCTTGTGCTGTGCCATCTCCCGACTGCGAAAGATCAATAGTTGTATTTGGTTTATATCCAGCACCTCTTGATGTGATAACAACCCTTTGTATTGCGCCAATTGTTGAAGTAAAAGCAGATAGATTTGCTCCTGTACCCAATATGTTTCTAACGACAATATTAGCACCATTACCTGTTGATGAAATCACATTTGCTTTGGGTAGATAAAATTCATTGTAACCTGAACCACCAATAATGTGTCCAGTCATATTAACAAATTTTATTTCATTGATTGTATTTGATTGTGCAGTATCAACATTTGTTACATTACCCAATGCACCTACACCATAACCACCAGAAACATTAATAAATTCAATAGTATCACCTATATTATAGTTTTGACCACCATTAACAATTTCCATCTTACCTAATATGCCCAGAGAATAGATTACTGTATTAGCAATAATAGTAACATCTGGTTTTGTTGAATAGTTTGAACCTGCTGTTAATAGATATATTGTTTGCACAGCGCCTGTATTAGCATATGTCCAATATGAAACTGCATTTGATATTGTAGTATTTACATTTGATGAACTTAAATTACTATAAACAGTATTATTTAATGGTGTATTTGCTTCAAGAGATATAGTGCTTGATACTAAGTTATATGTGTTTGGATGATATTTTTCGGTTAAATCTATTTGTGAAATGTTTGCTGTTGCTCCACTTCCGCCACCACCTGTAATAGACACATTATCTGTAAATCTATAACCTGCACCACCATCAAAGACAGTTATTGCAGAAACATTACCAGTAGTAACAGATGCGACAGTAGCACATGCACCTGATCCTGTACTGCTCAAAATAATTACATGATCGCCTACTGTATATCCTGTGCCTCCACTGGTAATTTGTATTGTATTAATGATTCCACTGAATACGTTTGAACTGATAAATTTTGTACCTGCAATATCATTGAATGTTGCATATATTTTTTCACCAGAACTAAATGATCTGTTGATATTTGATATAATTAGTTCATCAATTTGTGTTCCTTGTTCAAAAAATCTATCTACTCTTTCCACAAGAGCAGTTGCATTGGATGTTGCTCCTGTAATTTGTGTGCCGACATATTTTTCTAATCCTGTGATAATTGAATTTGCAACGTTTGATATTTTAGTATCAGTTATACGCAAAGACTTTTGTATAAACCATTTACCATCAGATGCTCTAAGAATATCTTTTTTAGGATAATAGAAATCAATTTCTTCATTATAAAGAATACGCATTAAGAACTTAGTTGCTTTTTCGGTTCCTTTTGCACGATAGAAATCTTTGATGTGTTTGATTAGAAGATTTTTATCAACAAGAACATCTTTTGGAATATACTTCATAAAAGTATCATATAGTTTTTGTGCGTATTGATCTTCTGTTAGATCAACATCTCTATATGTTCTTATGTTCTTAGCAACATTTACTGTTTTATCTGATTGTTCTAAGTATTCATAGTATGCTTCAAGAAATAAAATAAAATTAGGATGTTCATTACGGACGAAAAAAGGCAACTGTGATGATATTAGATTACTAATTCTGTTGTTGCTATACATTATTCTGCCATTGCTACTAATTGAATGCTTCTAGCATCAGAGTAATCTATGCTTAGAATTCTATTTCTTTGTGTGAATATGTTTTCGTTTTCAGCAGGAACAGTGAGTGTTAGATACCCGTCTTCATAATAATCATTTTCAATAACTGCTGTTGCTCTAAGACTGTTTATTGTAATGATTCCTTTATCATAGTCAATTGTGCCAAAATTTGGATTTACAATCACTTTTTCACGTGATGTCTTATAGTAAAATGATCTAAGTGTTCCTTTTCTTGATTGTAATATTGCTCTAACAGAACCACCTGTTCCTTCACCACCAGACAATTCAACTATTGCAGACGAATAGTTTTCTCCTGGACTGGTCACAGTAATTTTTTGAATGCATCCTCCTACAACAAGTGCTGTTGCTTTGGCACCGGTACCATCACCAACTATAGTTACAGTTGGTGCAGATTGATAATTGATACCGCCGCTCAATATTTCTATACTATCAATACCTGTGTTGACAGTAGGTATTTCTTCGACAAACACATTTCTAGCAACACCAGCAGAATCAAACACCGTTATTTCAGGATAAGTATGCAGAATATTATCAGTGAACAATGTTTTTGCTAGCGGCATATTGAAATTGACTGTGTATGTTCTTGTTCTTTCAGTATCAATCAATAATCTTTTCTGTACCAGAACATCAATATCTGATCCTGTAATTGACTTTTCAGAATTTTCCAAATATGATTGTAGTTTAGATTTACGGAATATAGATGAAAATTGATTCAATTCATTATCTGAATAGTCTTGTATGGCTGCGATAGCAAGTTGTTTTATTTCGTCAGAACTTAATGATGTTAATGTTGAATCATAATACACTTTACCATCAATCATAATATAAGTGTATTCGGGATCAATAATTTCAGGAGTGACGGTTAGAACGTTTCTTTTTTGTATAAGTTCTTCTTTGATAGTTTCTTTTTCAAGATTTGTTAACTGATAATTGTTTTTTGTCTTGAGTGATAGAAAAACTTTACCATACACTACAGGATCATTATCTTCGCCACCCCATACTGATACTGCTTCTATGTTGGGATAATCTTTAAGTAATAGCGTTTCATAATCATTTACAGTTACAGCACGATTCTGTGTAGTATAGAAATATGGTGCACGGAATCTTACTTGTTCAATACCTTCTTTATCAATACCACCATATGAACCTGTTGTTGATGAGACACTAATATTATCTGTGTAACCACCAATATCTTCTGTAAACACAAATCTTGAAATATTATTGGTGATAGAACCAGAGTTGTCTAGATATGTGCAGATGATAATATTACCATTTTTTGGTTTCTTGCCAATAACATCATCACCAAAATAGAAAGTATAATTTTGCTTCTCATTTTCTTCAATAAAGTACACTGTTGAATTGGCAGTTACTTCTGTAATATCATCTGCCAGATTGTATATTGTTGTATCTGTATTTGAAGAAGATTCCTGAACACCAATTACAATAGTTTCAGTATCAACATTGGCTGATGGTATTTCAAATCTTCTGGTTTCATTACCAGAATCCATCAAATACTGTAGAGTAATAACTTCACCTTGTTTGATGATAACATTTGCAAAATTGAATGTGCCTGTATTCTTAGAAACTGTGTTTGAATATAATGTCACAAATGGATAATTGATGCCGTCTTTATCTGTTCCTAAAAGCCTAGTATACTTGTTTAGTGTTAGTATTGTTGATGTATTATCTTCAGCATTAGATGGTGTTACTTTAATGTTTACTTTGGCAAGTGCTCCTTGTGCACTGCCAGGAACATAGTTCATTAGTTTAGCATGAGAAATAATTGATTCTCTAAGTTGAGCAGTATCAAGAAACATCTCATTACCTATCATGTTTAGATAATAAGACATGTAATGTGTGTTGTAGGCAAGAATATCCAACAACACTGCCATACCAGAACCCTCAAAATCAAAATCTTGAAATTCACTTTGACTTCTTAGATATGTCTTTAGATTTTCTCTGATTTCAAGAAAGTCAAGTTCTGATACTCTAAGTGCAGATTTTTCTATTGCCATTTATCTCAATCTTTCGAGGAAAAGTGATATTACTGCGGGTGCTCCTGTATTTATCACAGAGAATGTTAATTGAACATTATATCCATTATTGTCAGCATCAACATTTACTAACACACCATCTGTCTGATCTTCTTTCAGTTTTATTCTTGGTTCAAAGTTTGTTATTACTTCTATGATTGCATCTTTTAGAAATGTGGCAGTAAATGGATTGATGTTATCAAAAAGAATTTTTGTGGCATTTGATCCTATAGATGACCGAAACTTACGATCATAATAATTGGTCATTACTAGATTTCTGACTGATCTTTTGATAGCATCAATTCCTGTTTTCTTAACAACATCTCCTGTAGTAGGATGTGCTAAGAAATCAAGATCAAGGTCTGAATAGTCGTATTTTCTAGTTACTCTTTGTATAGCCATATTGTTATTTATGCGCTTTCTGTTGTTGTGCTGCCTTCTGGACGACCTTTCCAAACAGAAGAAGGTTCTTCAAAATTTCCACAATTGATATAAACTTTGCCGCCTTTCATAACAATTTGACCACCACCACCGTTAAAATGTGTTTCCACCGGCATCAAGAGTAACAGCACCAGATTCAGATGCTAAACCGACAGAACCATCTGATGAAGAAAGTGTTGCATTACCAACAGCGGATACCGATACAGGACCATCGGTTGCCTGCATCAACATTCCTTTAGTTTTTGCTGTAAATGATTGTGCTGCAATGTCAAATTGTTCTGCTGCCGTAACATTGACAGATTTGGCTGTTGTAACTTGTTTGCCTTTTACAGTATTTTCATCATCACCGTTTGTCGTTGTTCGTCTAGTACCTTCTGTTCTTGTTGAACTATCACCTTTTACTGTAGTATCTTGAGCACCTGTTACATACGATACATGTTTACCAAAAGTTATATCTTCCCTGTTTTTGGAAGCAACCATTTTGAACGCACCCGAAGAAGTTAATTCCCAGTGTGA